CCTGGGGCGAGGGCGCCACGCGTGACTCCGGCCTCGATCACAGAGTCGCTGGACGGGACGAGCCGGGATGTCCTCGCTTCGATGCGGCGTGCGCTCGCGAAGAAGCTCGACGCGGGTGAGGTGTCGTCCAACGCCATCGCGTCCGCGTACAAGGAGCTCCGCGAGTTGGACCGACTGATTCGGGCGATGGACGCAGCCGAGGACGAGGGGGCGTCGAGTGGCCGCAGTGTCGCACCCCAAGCGTTCGACGCTTCGGCTATCTGAGGTAGCGCGGCACGTCGTCCTGCCCTCGGGCATCGTGGCGTCGCTGTGGTCCGCAGTCGAGGGTCAGTGCGCCGAGTGGGGCGACGTCTTTGACGAATGGCAGCGCGGTGCTGGCGGGGCCGCGCTGGCGTTGCGCGAGGATGACATCTACGCGGCGACCGTCGGTGGGATCACCCTGTCAATCCCGCGCCAGGTCGCCAAGACGTTCATCGTCGGGCGCATCGTGTTCGCTCTCGCGATCCTGTTTCCGGGCCTGCGTGTGCTGTGGACGGCGCACCGGCTACGCACGTCGACGGAGACGTTCAGGAAGCTCTCTGGTCTGGCGCGTCGGGCAAAGGTGGCGCCGTACATCGACGCGGTCCGCTCGGTGAATGGCGAGCAGGAGATCCGGTTCCGCAACGGGTCGATCATCATGTTTGGTGCGCGTGAGACCGGCTTCGGTCGTGGCTTCGACGAGATCGACGTCGAGGTGTTCGACGAGGCGCAGATTCTCACGGAGAAGGCGCTTGAGGACATGGTCGCAGCGACCAACCAGTCCCGGCACCCGCACGGTGCGCTGCTGTTCTACATGTGCACACCGCCGCGGCCGAACGATCCGGGTGAGGCGGTCAAGGCCCGGCGGAGCGAGGCCCTGGCGGTCAAGGCCCGGCGCGTCTCCGGCGAGGCTGTGGAGTTCGACGCGCTGTATGTGGAGTGCTCAGCCGATCCGAACGTTGGCAAACCCGGGGGCCCGTCACTCGACGACCGTGCGCAACTGCGCAAGGGCAACCCGTCCTACCCGCTCCGGACTCCCGAGCGGTCGATCCTGCGGCTGCGCAAGAACCTGCCATCGGATGACTCGTGGCGCCGTGAGGGCTTGGGTGTCTGGGATGACGACAATGCGACCGCGGCGTCGGAGATCAACTGGGATCAGTGGGACGCGCTCGGCTACACCGCGGCCCCGCTGGATGGCCGGGTGGCCTACGCGGTGCGCTTCTCTGCCGATGGCGCGCGGGTGGCTCTCGCGGCTGCGATGCGCCCCCTGGTGGGGATGCCCCACGTGGAGCTCGTCAAGGTCCGCGACATGGCCGCCGGCACGGGGTGGCTGGTCGACTGGCTGGTCTCCCGGTGGCGTGGTGCGGCGCGGATCACGGTGGACGGGAAGTCCGGCGCGGGCGCACTGGTGAACGCGTTGCGTGAGGCGAAGATCCCGGCACGGGTGCTTCATACCCCAACGACGGACGAGGTGATCGCCGCTCACGCGATGATCGCGGAGGCGATCCGGTCGACGTCGATGTCGCACTTCTCGCAGGAGCCACTCGACGCGGCGGTGCGTGGTGCGGGTCGGCGGTCGATCGGCCCACTCGGCGGGTGGGGGTGGAAGTCGTTGTCGCCTGACGTGGATGTGACGCCGCTCGATGCGGCAACCCTGGCGCTGTACGCAGTGGCGACGGGCAAGCGCGGCGCAGGCCGCAAGGTCGGCGAGGGACGAAGGGCGGTGGTCCTGTGACGGGTCGGATCACTCTGCCAGGTCTCTCGGACGACGAGGACCGGACGCTGAACCTGCTGCTCGCGCAGCTCGAGCACAAGGCGTTCCGGAATCTGCTGCGCGCGTCGTACTACGACGGCAAGCGCGCGATCCGGCAGGTCGGCACCATCATCCCGCCGCAGTACTACCGCCTCGGCATCGTCCTGGGCTGGTCCGCGAAGGCCGTGGACATCCTGGCGCGCCGCTGCAACCTGGACACCTTCATCTGGCCCGAGGGTGACCTGGCCGACCTCGGCTTCCGCGAGACGTGGGACGCGAACCACCTCGGGAGCGAGGTGTCGTCGGGGCTGATCTCGTCCCTGATCCACGGCACGTCGTTCCTGGTGAACACCCGCGGCGACGAGTCTGCGGGTGAGCATGCTGGGCTGATCCACGTCAAGGACGCGATGAACGCGACCGGCGAGTGGAACGCGCGCGGCCGCCGCCTGGACAACCTCCTGTCGATCACCGGCCGTGACGACCAGGGCAAGCCGAACGCGCTCGCCCTGTACCTCGATGGCGTCACGATCGTCGCCGACCGCGACGGTAGCGGGTGGCAGGTGGAGCGCACCGCGCACCCGTGGGGCGTGCCCGCTGAGCCGCTGGTCTACAAGCCGCGCGTGGGTCGCCCGTTCGGGTCCTCGCGGATCTCCCGGCCCGTGATGTCCCTGCACGACCAGGCGCTCCGCACGGTGATCCGCATGGAGGGCCACGCGGACGTGTACTCGTTCCCGGAGATGTGGATGCTGGGCGCGGACGAGTCGATCTTCAAGAACGCGGACGGGACGCAGAAGGCGTCGTGGCAGATCATGCTGGGCCGCATCAAGGGCATCCCGGACGACGACGACCAGGCGAACCCGCGCGCGGACGTGAAGCAGTTCGCCGCGTCCTCGCCGCAGCCGCACATCGACCAGCTCAAGCAGCAGGCGCAGCTGTTCTCGGGTGAGACGTCGATCCCGCTCACGTCGCTCGGCGTCTCCGACATGTCCAACCCGACGTCGGCGGATTCCTACATCGCGTCCCGTGAGGACCTGATCGCCGAGGCTGAGGGTGCGACGGACGACTGGGGCCCGCCGCTGCGGCGTGCGCTGACCCGCGCGCTGGCGATGGCGAACGGCGAGTCGACGATCCCGGTGGAGTGGGCGTCGATCGACGCGAAGTGGCGTTCCCCGGTGTACCTGTCCCGCGCGGCGCAGGCCGACGCCGGCGTGAAGCAGATCACCGCGATCCCGTGGCTTGCCGAGACCGAGGTCGGGCTCGAGCTGCTGGGCCTGGACGAGCAGCAGATCAGGCGGGCGCTGGCCGACCGGCGGCGCATGGGCGGGTCGGCGGCTCTGCGGGCCGTGGCCGAGGCTGCGGCGAACGGTCGCCCGATGGTGACGGTCGATGGCGTCCCGAACGCTGGTTGAGGCGCACCGCCGCGACCTGCGTCAGTTGACCAGCCTCGCGGAGAACGACCTCCGGGTCATCTTCGGCAAGTTCGGCGCCGCGGAGGTCGCGCGGGACGGTCTGCTGGACGTCCTGCCGCGACTGGTGAACGTGTACGGGTCTGCGGCGGCGACGCTCGGGGCCGACTGGTACGACGAGATGCGCGACGTCGCCAAGGTCCGCGGTCGGTTCTCTGCAATCGCGGCAGACCTGCCAGACATCGCGCGCACGAACTCGTTGGCACGGTGGGCTGTCACGCCACTGTTCGCGGCCGAGCCGGACTTCGCCACGACGCTGGTCAAGGCATCCGGCGGCCTACAGATGATCATCGCGAACGCCGACCGGCAGACCATCCAGCAGTCGAGCGTCGCCGATCGGCGCGCCCGTGGATGGGCTCGGGCCGGCACGGGTCGGTGCGATTTCTGCGCCATGCTCATCGGCCGCGGAGCGGTCTACACCGAAGCGACCGCCAACTTCGAGACTCACGACCACTGCGGTTGCGTGGCCGTTCCTGAGTTCAGTTGATCCAACACAAGACTCCCCCGCATCGGCGGGGACACGCCCACGCTCGGCGGTCAACGAGCGGTCGATGAGGAGCAGCAATGAGCGAGCCGACGATCGAACCGACCGAGCAGCCGACCGAAGGCGGCAAGAGCGGGTACACGCCCCCCGCAACCCAGAAGGACCTCGACCACATCATCACCGAGCGCGTGCAGCGCGAGCGGGCGAAGTACGTGGACTACGAGGACCTCAAGGGCAAGGCTGCACAACTGGCAACGATCGAGCAGGCCAACCTGTCTGAGGTCGAGAAGACGGCGCAGAAGATCGCCGCCGCAGAGACCCAGGTAGCGCAGATCCCGGCGAAGGTTGCCGACTCCCTGCGCACCCACCTGATCGCTCTGCACGAGATCAACGCCGAGGACGCCGAACTGTTCCTGACCGCGACCGACCCCGAGCTGCTGCTCAAGCAGGTGCAGCGACTCACGGGCCGTGAGTCCGACCGCAAGAAGAAGGGGAACGTCGTTCCCCGTGAAGGCAGTACCCCATCCTCCTCCGAGACCGGAGACGAGCGCGAGTTCGTTCGCCAACTCTTCGCGTCCACGGAGTAACCCCCCGAAAGGAACAGTGAAATGGCTGCACTCGCAACCGGATCGCTCACGATCCCCAGGCAGAAGCTGGCACCCTGGCTCGGCGCCGTCAAGAACGGTTCCGCCGTCGCCAGCCTGTCCAACTCGATCCCGATGACCTACGGCGAAGGCGATGCCTGGACGTTCAGCATCGGTGAGGCCGAGTACGTGGGAGAGGGCGCCAACAAGGGCGCCTCGACCATCACCCCGACATCCAAGACGGTCAAGCCGTACAAGTTCCACAAGACGCTTCGCATGAACGAGGAAGTCCTGTGGGCCGACGAGGACCGCCAGATGGCGATCATCGACCAGATCCTGGCCGAGATCCAGCCGGCGCTTTCCCGCGCCCTCGACTTCGGCGTGTTCCACGAGATCAACCCGACTGGCGGCGCCGTCGTGGCCGCCATGAACGGTGGCCTCACGGACACGGCGAACCTGGTGGAGTACGCCGCAGCGGACAAGCCCTACGTGAGCCTGGACGCGGCCGACGCGCTCATCCTCGCCGACGGGTTCATCCCCCGCGACATCGCCCTCGACCCGACCTACGCGTCGAAGTTCTCGGCGT